GCGGCCGCTCCGATCGGGCGATGGTGATCGGCGTAGAGCACGAGGACTACAGGCCCCGCAACCTGCCGGCTGGCGCGACCGCCATCTATGACCAGCACGGCAACATGGTCTCGCTGGTCGAGCAGCGGCTCCGCGTTGTGCACGCGCAGGAAGTCGTCATCGAGGCGCCACAGATCGTGCTGCAGGCGGGCGGGTCGCAGATGACGATTTCTGCCTCGGGTGCCGACATCAATGCGCCGTCCCTGCGGCACAACGGCCGCAACGTCGGCGCGACGCACGTGCACACCAACGTGCAGCCGGGAACGGGGACCACAGGCGAGCCCGCCACCTGACAGAGGACAGGCCATGGACATCCTCATCCGCACTGCCGAGGGGCAGGAGGCGCAGTCCTTCCTGCTGTGGGACAGCGTGTGGGACCCCGCGGCGCACCGGGCCGATTGGGCGCTCGCGGGCGGGGAAGCCCTCAATGTCGGCGGCCTCAGGGCGCGGTCGGCGCTGGAGACGGCGGTGGTGCTGGCGCTGTTTACCGACCGCCGCGTACCCGACGACCACCCCCTGCGCAAGTACGCCGATGCCGACCCGCGCGGCTGGTGGGGCGATGGCGTCGATGTGCGCGCCGACCTCGGCGAGGAGCCGCTCGGCTCACTGCTGTGGCTGCTGGAGCGGGCAGCGCTCACCGAGGACGTGTCCCGCTGGGCCAAGGCCATGGCCGAGGAGGCATTGGTGCCGCTGCTGCGCCAGGGGGCGGCGGCGCGCGTAGAGGTCGAGACGAGCGGGGATGCGCCGCGCGGCCGGCTCGACCTGATGGTGCGGCTCTACGGGGCGGACGGCCAGAAGATTTACGACCGTCGCTTTGAAATCGTGTGGCTGGAGGAGTTGAGATGAGCTTCGCCATTCCCTCGCTCCCCGAGCTCGTCGAGCGGGCCCGCCGCGCCTTCCGGACGCATCTGCCAGGCTCGGATGCCTGGCTGTGGCCCAACAACATCGGGCCTTCTGCCAAGGTGCTCGGCGGGCTCACACACGAGGTCTTCGGCTTTGCCGACTACATCGCCCGCCAGAAGTTCGCCCTGACGGCAGACGGCGAGCACCTCGACATGCACGGCGCCGAGCTCGGCCTTGCCCGGCGTCCGGCGACCCCATCGCAGGGGCAGGCGGTGTTCACCGCTCCGGGGCCGCTGACGGTCGACCCCGGCGCCATCCTGCGCCGGGCGGACGGTGTGCAGTTCCGCGTGGTGGTCGGGGGCACGCTCGCGGCCGCTGGCACGCTCACGCTCGACGTGGCATCCAGCGCGACCGGCAAGGCCACGGTGACGCTGCCCGGCACGGAACTGTCGCCCGTATCGGGCGTGCACGGTGCGGCGGCCATCGAGGTCGGCGCGACCGGTATCGTCGGCGGCGCCGACGTGGAGCCAGACGGGGACCCGTACACGACGGACCTCTCGACGTTCCGCGGGCGCATCCTTTTCCGCAAGCGCAACGTGCCGCAGGGCGGGGCGCCCGCAGACTACGTGATGTGGGCGACGGAAGTTGCGGGCGTCACGGGCGTTTTCGTCGAGCGGCGCTGGGCGGGGCCGGGGACGGTCCGCATTTTCCCGCTGATGCACGACCTCTTCGAGAGCGGCATCCCGGACCCAGCGAACGTCGCCCGGGTGGCCGAATACATCGACACGCGTGCGCCGGCAGGGGCCGTCATCACCGTGGTGGCCCCGCAGCCGCGCGTCATCGACGTGACCATCGACGGGCTCGTGCCGGCGACAGCGGCGGTGCAGGAGGCTGTTATTGCCGAACTCAAATCTGCCTTTCGTCGGCTGGGCAGGGTGGCCGGCATCGACACGCTCACGCCGTCCATGCCGTACCTCGCGGCTTCGGCCACGTTCTCACGATCGTGGATCTGGCAGGCCGCTGCGAACGCCAGCGGCGAGGAGCGGCACAGCATTGCCTCGCCGGCCGGCGACATCGGCCTCGCCGCCGGCGAGTATCCGGTCCTCGGCGCTGTGACATTTACCTGACGAGGCGCCGATGTTCTGCCCGACGAAAGACGACCTGGTGCCCCAGGCACTGGCGCTGCTGCCACGCGGGCGCGCGTGGGGAACGCACGAAGGCGGGCCGGGCCCGGAGACAGTGCTCTATCGCTACTGGGCGGCCGTCTGCGACGTGTTCGCCAGTCTCTGCGAGCGGTTGTGCGCCCTGCGGCAGGAGTTCTGGTGCGCGACGCACAGCGAGACGCGCGAGTTGTGGCTGGAGGAGTACGGCCTCCCGGACTTGTGCGACCCCTATCCCGACCTGTGCGCGAAAGTGCGGGCGCAGGGCGGGGCGCGGTGCGAAGATCTGGCGGCGCTCGTGGCGCCGCTCGGATGGGCCATCAGCTGCGCCGACGCGGAGGACGCCTGTGGAGCCATCGCCAGCTGCGCCCAGACCGGGTGCAGCCAGGCAGCCGGAGCGCCCCCGCGAAACACCATCATCATCTATGTCGACATCGACAACTCGCCGGCCTTCGTGGGCGACCTCGCGACGCCTCCGCTGGCGGGCCGGACGATGGGGGGCAGCTCGCTCGCCTGCGAGCCCGACATCAGCGCCCTGCGCTGCGTGATCGACCGCGTGGCGCACGCGCACCTCGAGGTCCAGTACGTGATCATTCCGCCGCCGGTCTACATCCTCGTCAACGACGACGGGGACTATCTGGAAACCGGCGCTGGCCTGCCCATTCTCGCGGAGTAGACTGCCATGACCGATCTGCTGGGGCCGGCCTCGGCCCTCAATGCCGTGACGACGCGGCCCACCGACACGCGCATCTTCGGAGAGGACGACACCTGGTTCAAGGACTGCTCGTCCTCCACCGCGAACGATGGCACCCGTATCGAGGCCGATTTTCTCAACGGGATCCTTGCGCAGGTTCGCCGGGCGATCGTCGGCATGGGGGTGCCCATCGACAATGCCGATGACGACATGCTGCTCAAGGCCATCCAGGCGGCGACCGTCACCATCGATGCCATCACCAAGAGTCAGGCGCGGGCCAACATGCCGCTGCATGCCGAGGTGCTGTCCGCGGACGGGCGAATCGGAATCACCGGCTCGACGGGACAGGCGCTCATCGGGACAACCGAGGCGTTCGTCTGGCGCGGGCTTTTCCGCATCGACCTGGCGAGCTTCGCTGTCGGCGACCGGACGTTCGCGCTGGCGCCCAACAAGACCTACCACCTGCGCTGGCACGCGCCGGGGACCGGCGCAGCGACGCCGGTGGAATCGTTCCCAAACGGGCGGTTCGTGCTGCGGGACCTCGCCGATGGCGGCTACAACCCGACGGCGGCGGCGGAGACCAGCCAGATCTTCGATTCGACGCATGACGACGTGCTGTTCGCGCGGATCATCACCGACGCATCCAACGCGCCGACCATTACGCGACTCGCTAACCGGCTCCAGCTCTTTCACACCGAGCGAAAGACGGGACCGGGTAGTGCCATCGGCAACGGGTCTCTGGCCTTCTCCGGCAGCATCACCCTGGGCTGGGGGCGCACGCCGCGGATGTCGAGCGTGCACGGCGCCCTCGTGGGAGATACAGGCCCGCGGGGCATCATGGACTGGGGCGCCAACGCCATCATGGCTCCCCCGACGGTGACGCGCTATGGCGCCTCGGCGCAGATCGTGACCGACTGGGCGGAGCCTGTCTCCTGGTTCAGCTCCGCCGCATACATCGACTTCGCCCACGCCGCGTGAGGGTGACATGCCTCGTGGTATTGCTATCGCTGATCTCGACGTGCTCGAGGTGCTGGCGTGCGAATATTCAGTACCGATGCAGCGGTACGGCGACCCTGCCGGCCGCGCGACCATCGGGCAGATCCTGGCGCTTGCCGCGGCAGCCGTCGAGCTGCCTGGCGGCACTGACTTCGACAGTGTCGCAATGCCGGGCGTCTACATCCTGACGAGCGACGTCCACGCGCCCTTCGCTGGTGCTCGCTGGTTCCTGACAGTAAGGGTCGATCCTTTCGATCCCGGCGCTAGGATCCAGCGCGCCGAGCCGATCACCGGTGGTAGTGGGCCAACTGCCTTCGCTCGCAGGTCAGCCGGTGACATTTACAGCGAATGGGTCGGGGGAGACGGCGGCACTGTCATGGCTCGCGACGTCGGGTGGGACAACCCGATCTGGTTCACCGACGAAACCGATCTCGAAGAGGTGATCGTCAGCATCGGACTGTGGCTCAACGACCCTTGGGCGATGCAGCCGCTTGGCAAGCCCATTGACCTGATGGAGCACATCGCCGGCGTTCAGCCCCCACCGACCGATCGCGGATATCGCTATGTCAAGCTCACAGCCGGTCTGACAGGAGCAGGCGGCTACAACGAAGGCTGCCTAGCGAGTGAAAGCGTTTCGGGGTCAGCTCCTTATATAAACGCTACAGCCGTGATCAGCTTGGCGGGTTCCCCATTGGAAGGCCAGACCATCCGGCTGCTCAATACAGAGGGGCGCTTTCTGCGCCGCGGCAGCTCCGGTGTGCTGCAGGACGATCAGATCAAGAGCCACTCTCACGGCATTCAGGTCGGAGGCTCAGTGAACGGTTCCTTCGTTGCCGCCGGGAACCCCTACTCGGACGTGCGAAACACGCAGGCCTTTGGAGGGGATGAGACACGCCCCCGCAATATGGCCGTTTCCGCCTATATGAGGATCAAGTGATGCCCTGGGCCGCTCCCGGACAAGTCAGTACCGATCCGATCGCCGGCGGTATCGAGATAAGCGACGCGGATTACACCGTCGCTCTGGCCGGCATGGGCAATGGCAAGGTTGTCAGTGTGGAGGGGGGGGCATTCGCTCTCGTCGATCCGCCGGAGCCGGAGCCGGACCCAGAGCCGTCGACGGTCGATCGCTTTCGCTGGGCGATCCAGTGGCACATTGACACCACAGCGCAGACGCGAAACTACGACAGCGGCGTGACCTGCGCCTCCTATGTCAATTCGACAAACGCTACGTGGGCGGCTGAAGCGATGGCATTCACCGCATGGCGCGATGCCGTCTGGGCCTACGCCTACGCAGAGCTGGAGAAGGTCGTCAACGAAGAGCGGCCGCAGCCGACCGTCGAGGACTTCCTCGCAGAGCTGCCCCCATTCACGTGGCCGTCGTAGGTGCCGCTACCTTCCGCGCGAGGCAGCCGTATTCGAGCCCCTCGTCCGGTCCCCGCAACGTCTCGGCCGTGTGGATCGGCTCGAAGCCCAAGCCGCGGATCAGTGCGTCGATGACAGCCGGGCGCTTCGTGATGTTCTGATGCCCCTCGTCGGGCTTGGGATAATGCCAGATATCGGTCCAGAACAACAGGTAGCAGCCGGGGGCCGCATAGGTCGCCATGGTGTGCAGGACCGCCAGCGGATCCTCGGCGTGATCGATGGCGTTGCGGCAGATGATGGCGCCGTCCACCGCGCCAACGAGGTCCGGAATGATCGGCTCGGCCGGCGCGCTGTAAGTTGTGATTTCGGGCACGAACAGTGTTCGCCCGATCATCTCTATCTGGATGCGGCGATACTGATCAATCAACGGGTCAATGATGACCCGGTCCTTGATCCAGTAGCACGGCGATAGGTAGCCGAAGGGGCCGGAGCCGATTTCTAGACACTTCCGGTTCCGGACGTGATCGACGAACTGCCGGAATGCTTCTTCGTCGCCGCGAAACCACTCGTCGTTGGCGCCCTGCCAAAGGCCGCCCTGCGCCACGACCTCATCATATGTCTTGATAATCCGCGGAAAGGCCTCTTCGATCGTCTTCCTCGCGCTGTCGATCTCGTAGGCCTGGGCCACCGAGTGATCGAAGCCGGAGCCCTTCCGGTCGGCCAAGATCGGTGGGGTTATTGCATGGATGGCGCGCCTCGTCCGGTAGGCAATCGACTTCTTCGCGCGGCGTAGGAGCGACGTCATGGCGGTTCCTCGTCTCCGGGATTGCCGACCCTCTAACACATTTCCGCCGCACTTCACCATCGCCCCGCTTCAACGGGGCGTTTCTCTTGGGGGCTACATGTTCACGCTATGCCTTTGCCTCGCGGCCTGCGCCGCGCTCAATCGCGCGCGCGGCGACGACAGATGGATGCCCGGCTGGCTCCCCGGCCGGGCGCTTTACTACACGGCGCCGCTGATCGGCGCCATCGCCGCCATCTTGGGCGGCATCTCCTTCGGGGCGGCCTTCGGGGCCGCCTTTTTCGTCTGGGCGGTCGGGCCGTGGGGGCATCTCATCGGGCTCGGTCGATTTGCGCCGGATCGTCCGGCCTCCGGCCTGGAGACGGCCCTCATCGAGCTCGCTGCCGGGAATGCGCATCTGGCGCTCGGCCTGCGGCACCTGTTCGCGCTGCCCGGGCTGATGATCGCCGCGGCCGTATCCGGGGAGCTGCTGCTCGGCGTGCCGGGGGCGCTCGCCTTCGCCGCCTTCGCCACGGGCTCCTACGAGTTTTCTTGGCGGCTGCGGCCATCCAATCCGATCATCGTGGCGGAGCTGGCGACCGGTGCCCTGTGGGGGAGCCTCGTCGTGGCTCTGGCATGATCCGGGCGCCTTGTTTGCTCTTTGGATGATGAGCCTCTGAGGATCTCCCATGCGCACCATAACTGCCGCCGACCTGCGGTCCATCGCAGGCGGGACGGCCCCGCTCGCCTCGAAGCTGGTCGGGCCGATCAACACCCACGCCACAGCGCAGGGCATCACGACGCCGCTGCGCATGGCGCACTTCCTAGCGCACATGGCCGAGGAGACCGGCGGCTTCCGCGCGCTCGTCGAGAACCTCAACTACACGTCTGCAGCGCGGATCCGGCAGGTTTGGCCCTCGCGCTTCAGGACGGATGCGGCCGCCAAGCCGTATGTGCGCAAGCCGGAGGCGCTTGCCGAGAAGGTGTATGGCGGCCGGCTCGGCAATACGGCGCCGGGCGACGGCTGGCGCTACCGTGGAGGTGGGGCTTACATGCTCACCGGCCGCGGAAACTATCGGCGCTTCGGGGCCGCCGCCGGCATCGACCTCGAGGCCAGGCCGGAGCTGGTGCGCGAGCCGGACACCGCCGTGGAGGTGGCCGCACGGTACTTCGTCGCGCGCATGGCTGCCGCGGCCGACCGTGACGACCTCGAGGGCACGACGCGGGCGCTCAACGGGGGCCTCACAAACCTCGCCGCCAGGCGTGCCTACCTCGCCCGCGCAAAGGACGTGCTCGGCGTTTCCAACCCCGCCGGCCCGTCGCCAGCGAAGGAAGCGGTCCGGGCATCCGAGGCGGACATCAGGCGGCTGCAGACGATGCTGCGGAACCTTGGCTACACCGAGGTCGGCATGTTGGACGGCAAGTGGGGCAGCCGCACGCGGGGCGCACTGCTGGCCTTCAAGGCTGACAACGGTCTGCCGGCCTCAACCGATCTCGACGAAGCGACCTGGGCTGCGCTGGCTCGCGCGGCACCACGTGAGGTGTCCCCGGAGCGCGCCGAGGCGAGGACGGCGCCGAGCGCAGCGGCCAAGGCGGCTCAGGCTGCGCAGCTGATCGGAGGGGCTGCGGCCGCTACCGGAGCTGCCGATGCCGCGCTGGAACCCGCCGGGGGACTGGTAGGCGCGCTCGGGTGGCTTGCCGGCGCCGGCGAGGCGGCGCGCACGGTCTCCGATGCGCTTATGCCGGTCCGCGACCTCATCCGGGCCGTCGCCGGCAACTGGCCGCTGGCGCTGGCGCTCGCGGGCGTCGGGCTCTTCCTCCTCGGCCGGCACATCTTCCGCGACGAGTTGGTGAGTTTCCGCCGGGGTGAGTGGACATGATCGCCGCCGCCTTCTCCGCGCTGACCTCGAGGGCGGGCCTCGCCGCCACCGGGCTCGTGGTCGGCTACCTCTACGGCCACTACGCCTCCCGCACCGGAGAGCAGGTGCGGGGCCTCCAGGCCGAGGTCGCCACGCTGCGAATTGACCTCGCCATCGCGCAGGGCGCAGCTGACATCGCCGCTGCAGAGACGGCCGCGCTGGGGCGGCTGCGGGCTGCGCTCAAGGAGAGGATCGATGCCTATGGTGCCGACCTGGCGAAGCGGTCGGATGATCGCTGCCGCCTCACTGGCGCTGACGTGCGCCGGCTGCACAGTGTCCGCTAATGGGCCGGCATCGCGGGCGATACCGTCGCCGGCAGCCGCCGGGCCATTGTTCCATCCGGTGCCGCATCCCGTCATCCGGGAAGGCGACGACGCCCGGCAGAAGCTGGCGGAAACGTCAGCGGCGCTGACGATCGCCAACCGGCGGATCCTCGGTGCCCGCGCATGGGTCGAGGACATCCGATCGCGCCTGCTGCGAGGAGAGGGGGGAAGGTGATGCAGGATATTCCGCCGCCGTCGGGCAACGTGGTGTTCCTCGGCGTCAACCTCGTCCACCTTGCATCGGGCGTTGCCGGCGGCATCGTGCGGGGGCTCATCAATCCATCCTACACGTGGACGGCGCGGATATCCTCAGCCGTCGTCGGCGGACTCACGGCCGGCTACGGCACCCCGGCTGCGGCTCACATTGTGCGCCGCTGGCTCGAGCTGTGGGGCTATCCCTTCGGCAATGTCGAGGGGTCGGTGGGCTTCCTGTTGGGCCTCTGCGGCATGACGATCTGCGACGCCATCATCCGCTGGGCGCGCCGATGGCGGGACGGGCCGCCCTCGACGCCGCTGCCTCCGCCGCCGCAGAAGACGTGCTAGATTCGCGCCGGGCGCTGCTGCGGCAGGTTCAACGAGATTCGGCTTCGACCATACTTCGCCCCGCTCGGTTGCTGCCGGGCGGGGCTCTTTGCGTTTCAGGCCCCTTAACGGTCAGCTGCCCTTGAGGGTGGGCTGGCCAGAAGTGTGGACGCCGAGGAGCGGGGAGATATTCCGGTGGCCGCGGAGGGCGTGTTAGCCTCCCGCCATGCTGCTGCGAGGAGTGCCATGAGCTTTGCTATAAGGGTATTCGCCAGTGCGATAGCCATTGCCGCTGCCGGATGCTCAGCTTTTGCCATGGATGAGGCTTCTCCGAGGGAGATGCTGATGCAGGAATGGGGCCGCCTCAACCTCTTCGTGCGCGGCGAGCAGATCAGGTCCATCGCCGAGGAATTCGAGCTCGACAGCGACCAGAAGCACAGGCTGCATGCGTGCCTTATCGCTACGACGATGGACCCGGAAATGCGCCTGTGGACATTCCGCAAAGCGTCGAGAGCCTGCATCACCTACGCACGCTCACAGCAATAGAGTGGGGAGTAGAGGACGGCACGGGGCACCGTTCCAGCGCCGCCTCTTCACAATTTAGACGGCTTATTCACCGCCTTCGCCAAGGATGGCCTTCGTGGCTCTGACAAACCAGCCCTGCTCCGGCGAGCGCGCGATTCCCGCTGGCGCCATGGCGGAGCTGCGGGCGATGGGGTCCGTCGCTCGCCGCCGTCCTGCCGCGACCGTAAAGACATTCTGCATCATGCGGGCGACGAGCCGGCGCGGCAGATGTTCGAGCGGGTGATGGAACAGTTCAAGTAAGGCCCTTCCCGACATCAATATCCCCGGATGCCAGTCTGTCCCGGGATGCAGACGCCGAGGCGCAGGCCGATGGCGCGGCCGCCGCAGCGCGAGCAGCGGAGCTTGGGCGCGAGGTGCTTGTGCAAGGCGGGATGGTCCGGCCCAAGGCGCGCGGCGAGTGCTCGCAAGTCGAGATCACCGCTGTGCCCGCACTTGGGGTTGTAGCAAATCGCCGTCAGCGTGTTGCCGTGCTCGATGAGCGCGGCGATCGTGCCGAGTGTGACAGCGCACGCCATGGCTCCCTCCATCAGAGGGATGTTCTTGCATTGTTCCGGTGCCCAGAGTAAAGGAGCAGACACCGAGCGTCTGCTCCGGCCTAGCCGCATCACCTAGTGGCGACCATGTGTCGTGTCCGGTAGCTCCTAGAAACTGGTTGTCGTGTTTCCCATCCAGCTGACCTCTCGAAGAGACGCGATGCGAGTCTGCCGCCAAATCTACGATTTGGCAAAATCAATTATATGATCGCAGAGAGTGTCTAGAGTTGGCAATTTAACTTTTTTATCGAATAGATACTCTAGTGCTGCGGCAATATAGAGCGCATTCTTGGTAAAACGTCCGGAGCCACGGAATCGGTTCGCAGCCGCATTCTTCGCGTTGCTCCAGTGCTCTGCGGCATCATTCTGAATGCTGCTACCGATATCGTTGGGCCATGCCGTGTACCACTCGCCGCGGCAAACTTGGCTTGGGAAGGGCTCGTCGCTATTGCATCCGACCAATTCAAACAAGGCTTTATTATCTCTCTCGTGTTCGCGCCGGATTCGAGCGGTGTCGTCTGCGTTCTTGCCCTCTTTATCTCCATCGCAATCGAAAATTACAAACGTCGGAATTTCCATTTTCTTCGCGATAATTATGGGCTTAAGAAGCTCGCTTTTTCCATTCACAGGAACAATGTGCACTCCGCCCTTCCGCATGTCTATCGAGCGCTCAGTCAATGTCATCCAGGCATGGATGTAGGCGGCGTCCTCTGGGCCCTCAACCAGTACCAGCTTGGGGCAGAAGAACATTTCGCTGAGGTGAGGTTGCATAACTTGGTGCAGTCGAGCCAGTATAGTACTCTCATTTGGTCTATCGTCTCCAGTAACACGTTTATATTCGTCTGACAGATGTGTAATTGAACAGCTCCGGACGACAGAATGTCTTTCTGATTTATCCTTTCTTACAAGTCGAACTTGATTGAATCGCTGACCATTAACAAAGTACGGACTGTGCGTTGAAGCAATGACTTGAGAGTTCTGGTTGCTTAGCGTTTGTAGAACTTCCGCCAAATGCCTTGCCTGCGGAGGATGCTGGTAGAGCTCGGGCTCTTCAATTCCGAGAATAAGTCTAGGGTTGGCTGTATCATCGGAAACAGCAAGTCCGTGAAGGAGGGCGATGATATAGGACCGTTGTAGCCCGTGTCCGAATCTGGCGATAGAGCCTTCAAACTCGCCGTCGCCAGCAATGAGACGAGCCATTGGCTCATCAATGCGGATCGAAGACTTTGGATCTTGGTACCAGCTCAGCTTAGCCTTGGCGTCGGGATGCGACCATTCCGCCAAACGCTTTTGCAAATCGGCTGAAATATCGTCTAGAGCAGCTTGTTCGGAATCTAGCATTTCTTGATATCTTGATTCAATTTCATTGCGCATTTCAAGAAGTTTATCGGTAAAATTTACTTTCGACATAATAGTTCTATCTAGCAATCGGCGAAGCGCTGTGTTCCTTTCCGCGGCCTGTTCTGCTGCGGCATCTTTTACGGCCGGAACATAAACCCACTGAACGTACTTGCGCAGCTTGTTTTGGCCTTGCGCGAAACCATAAAACTCATCTTCACTAGGTATTATAGTACATTTGTCTGGGTTGTCGTTTTCAAATGATCGCAACGCAGCAAAAGCGGCGGCTTTAGTGTTGGCTGGCGGAAGATCGTTATAATTTTCGCGAAGTTTTTTGTACTCAGTCAATGCCTCTTGTGCCTTCCCCTTTTCGTTATAAAGGGCGAAAAAGTTGGCAAACGCGGCCATTCCAGTCCGATTGCCATATTGAATAACTTTTGCTCGTCCTGTAGAGTTGTCGAATTCGCCCCTTGCGGTTATTATCAACTTATCATTTCGGAAATAATCGGCAAAATCAACTTTTGCTTCTTCGGATAATTCGGTAAATGTTACTGTAATTTCTATCGGATCTGATGTGTTACCGGCGTGAAAGTCTTCTTTTTCAAGGGTGATAAGATTTGTAGAGGAGTTTTCTGTTTCGCGGAAAAACACATTGAGGGCACAAAGAACGGTCGATTTCCCGGCGCCGTTTGCGCCTATTAAACATGTATAATTATCAAAGCTGATTATTTCGTCTTTAAATGCACGAAAATTCTTTATGTGAACTGAATCGATCCGCATTTGTTGCTCCAACGCAGTTTTGTGATGCGATGCAATGCGACCGACGGGTTGCGAATGCCGCCGTTGCGGTCGAAGATTAATTTATCAGCATAGGTTCGGGCCAGCTCAACGGCGATTCATCGGCAGGATGATTCAGGTGCTACCGGTGCTACCGGGCCTAGGGCGGGGGCTGCGAACAGGCGGCAATCGACAGAGCGTCGTCGGGCAGCGGGCGCTGCAGCTCCTTGGCGATCTGCCATGGCGCAGTCAGCCAGGCGTCGATCTCATCGGGCTCGGTGAGAATGACTGGCATTGCCTTGGGGTGGATCAGCGCGACGACGGCATTGGGCTGGCATGTAAGGAAGCCGAACAGCTCGAAGTCGCGCTCGCCGTCCCTTACCTTCTTTACGCCGCGCCACCGGGTCCATAGCCCCGCAAAGCACATGATCGGCCGACCATCACGATGGGCGAACCAGGTGTTCGGCGTGCGCTGCCCCTCGACTTTAGCGGCTGGGTTGGGCTCGGCGAACAATGAGAAAGGGACCACGCAGCGATTCTCGGGGCCCAGCCACCGGCGCCAGTGGGGCGAGGCTGTGTTGCGGATGTTGGTGACGCCGGGGTCATAGGTTTTGACGTAGGCGGGTGGCGAGGGCATCCCCCAGGTCGCCATGACCATCTCCCGCTGGCTGTCTGCGCCGACGCGGACGATGGGTGCGAGCATGCCGGGATAGACATCGCGAGAGGGCTCGTTCCATCCGGTGCGGTCGACCATGCCTCGGGTCAGGTCGATGATCGCCTCGCGGTTGCTCCGGACATTGTAGAGGTTGCACATAGGCGGCAACTCCGGTGAGGCCCGCGGGGCAGTTCAGACTTTTGCCCCGAATCAGTGCCATATCGACGGCATCAGAGTCTGAACTCACATTGCGACTCCTTATATATGATACGGCCTGTCACGCCGGAGGCCGCGGGTTCGAGCCCCGTCACTCCCGCCACTTTCCTCCTTGCATTTCCAAGCCTTGAGA